GGGTTCTACACCTCCCCTGGTGGCCAGAAGCCCTCCCCGTTGGCGACGACGTCAACGGAGCCGGCCGCACTGAAACCGAGGGATGGCATCGCGGTGGGTGTGGCATCCGTGCTGCTTCATTCTCTGAGCAGCACGTATCGCAGCGACCCGATGAACCCCGACCCTAACCGTGTATATGACCGTACGGTTGGAGAGTTCGTGAGCGAATACTACACCCACGCGGACGTGGTCAATAAGCTATCGACCACGTTCTTTATGAAAGGGGGCACCCAACATACCCTTGGAAGAGTTCTCAAAGCTCTCCCGGAGCATTCTCGGGACACGAAGGGACTTCTCAAACCGACCACTCGGGATGAGGTCAAGCGTGCCATGCTTGCGTGCGGGTTTGGGGTCATGGCTACGGAATATAATCAGAAGCCGTGGACGATCCTTCATAAGGGGGTCCAGATCCAGAGGAACATGCACTCTGGATTCGGATTTCCGTATAATATGAAAAACCCTGACGTGGTGAACCAGCTGTTTGGGGTACTGAAGGCTCTCTTTGAGCATCCCCAATGGAGCGAGGACCCAGCCAAGGCTTACCAGCATGCACTCGCCTACAACCCCGCGCTGGTTCTTTGCATTGGAAAGGCGAAGGCCGACATGTACTCTGCAGAGAAGATCCGCAACCACGAAGCTAGGTTCTACCTAACGCTCCCTGCCCACCTTGTGTGCATGGTGCAGCAGGTCACGCAACCCTACTCGGACGCGAAGGCAACCATAAATGACGTGTTCATGAGGGTAGGCCTCACGCCCACGGAGCGGTATGACATGGCTCGCAAGCTGCACTCGGCGCAAAAGGTGGGTATGGTAGGCTCCACTCCGACATTCATGGCGTGGTGCATGGAGGTCCAGCTAGCTGAAGACGGGTATGCGTACATGCACTGCGGTGATGACACGCTAATCAGTGTGTGGATGCACGATCCTACCAAGCTGCATGATGACGTCGATGCACCTCCTGCTGAGGGCGCCTTTCAGCTCCTCTGCATGGGCCTTGACATGTCGAACTTCGACCTGACTCAGGATCCCCATGTGTGGCACAAGATTGATGACTGCATCCAGGAGGACATGAGGAGGATCGAGCCCAAGATGGCAGACCTCTGGGGAGCCTTGCGCAAGCATAGGCTCGTCGCCCTGCATGGTGCAGGAACGGTCGTCATGAAGGGTGGAGGGGCGTCAGGGTTCCCGATGCAGAGTGAGCTTAATGACGTCATCGCCGAAATCGTGTGTCAGCGGGTAATACGTCGGATCTGCATGAAGGGCGACCCCTCCATGCGCACGTGCCGGGGTGGCATATGTGGCCCCAACGTGTCGTACAGCTTCACAGCGGATCAGGTGC